TATGCTGCGATTCTGAAGCACAGAGAAAAGATTCTCAGGATATGATGGCGAACATCGAGAACAGAACACACAAAACTTACGGGCAGAATCTTCTGGATGCACTGACTCACTACAATGAGTTTTTGAAGAGCAAAGTCTGTAAATCATGTAATGGCTCCGGTTGGGAAGTTAGAGGTAATCAGGGATGCAAAGTCTGCGGCGGATCAGGAAGGGGGAAGGGATGAATATAAATGAATTAGTAAAAACAGCACATGAGAATGCTGTGAGTAAGGGTTTTTACGGAAGTAATCAACAGCACTATTGTCCAGAATGTAAAAGCTTTATAAATTGCAAAGAAGAATATAAAGATCCCTCGGGATATTGTGATCTATTTGAAACAAAAAATAAAAACATCGGTGAACTTTTGATGCTCGTTGTTTCTGAACTTGGTGAGGCGTTGGAAGCGCATAGGAAAAGTAGGTTTGCAGATTTATCTCATTATAGTATTTACAATGATGATAAAATGTCAACTCCTGAGAAATTATTTGAACAATTTATCAAAGACACCTTTGAAGATGAATTAGCCGATGTCGTAATCCGCATCGCAGACATGTGCGGATATCTCGAAATTGAAATTAATGAAGATAATGATTTTTTAAGTTTAATGTGTGCCGAAAATATTGGAGAATGTCTTCTTGATTTTATAAAAATGATATGTGGATTAGATCATGCGATTCAACATGAATCAAAAGAAAATCAGGCAATTGCATTTTTAGATTTAATCAGGCAGATTGAATTTTTTTGTGAAATGAATAACATCGATCTTGAAAAACATATTGAATTAAAAATGAAATACAACGCCACAAGGGAATATAAACACGGGAAGAGTTATTAGGAGAGTGGTATGAGTCATATTACAAATATTAAAATACAGAATATAGATGGGGTTTACAGGGTTAAGTGTCATCATTCTGGCCGTTTGAGGACCGTGTATGACTGCAAAAAATGTAGAGGATTGATATGAGCGATAAAGTGATAATGAAAGTAAACGGGGCTGATGCAGTAATAAATGCACTGGAACCTAAAGGTCAAAGCGTTGTATTCATGAGAGCGCTTAATAAGTCTATCGGTACAGTGAGAGCAGAAGGACGCAGGGCTATACGGGAAAGATATACTATTAAGGCAAAGGATGCAGAGTTATCAGTAACGAAGGCAAGTAAAGAAAAGTTACAGGCTAAAGTATCGGGATCATATAATCCTTTATCATTGATGAAGTTTAGAACTAAAGAAACAAAGAAAGGACTCAGGGTGCAGGTAATAAAAAAGAAACCAGTTATCATCAAAGGAGGTTTCATTGGTCAGCCTCAAGGAAGAGACTGGAGGCAGTATGGGCAGACTAGACAGATCAGTGCTCCTGTCGGCATGGTCTTTATAAAAGAGAATGGAAAGACACGCTCTCCTTTTGCCCGTAAAAGAAATAGATCATATGGTAATTATCCTTTGAGGAAACTCACTGGCCCAAGCTTGGGAGCAATGCTGAAGGATGAGGGAGTAGTTGAACGTATGCAGAGCAAAGGATATGAGGCGCTTGAGAAGAATATATTTCATGAACTGGACTACTATATCAAGAGTGCTAAATAAAAAAGGTACTTCCGGAGCTTTTTTTTATTGAGGGTACCATGACCGCGGGAATCGATTAGGTACAAGTGAACAGACTTAGTTCACACAGTGTCACAGTGAACAGAATAAAAGGAGTAATGAACGGTATTTATGACAGAAACGGCTAACAGTGAACAGAACGTAATACGTTTAACGGCAGCGGATCTGCATCGTGAAACCGGTTTGTCGAAGTCCTATATCTCAAGGTTAAAGAAAGATGGCAAGCTTCTGTTTACTGATGATGCTGACGGGAAATCACGGATAGAATATTCTGCAGCAATGGAGCAACTGAAGGGATCTATAGATTTTAACCGGGACCCTCAGCGCCAGTGGGCTGATGCTCAGCGTAAAGGCCGGACCGTTAACCTCCCCGGGATCACAGGACAGGCGTCAAATGGTAAAATAGATCCGGAAAATCCTCATAATCTGAAGGATGGACCGGCGATACTCATGGGTGTTGGCAACCTGAGCTGCAAAGATGAACACATAGGCCGCGAAACCCAGCGTTCAAAACTGATCCGGGAGACTTATGAAGCGTATAATGCCGAGCTTGATTTCAAAAAAAAGTGTGGTGAGTTAATAAACAAGCAGTCCCAGATGGAAGCAAACAGGCTGATAGCAGGGAGCATCCGGTCAAAATTTCAGAATCTCTCTGCAAAAGTATCATCCAGGTGCGAAGGGAAGACTGCTGCAGAGATAAAATATATTCTTGAAGATGAAGTAAATGCCATCTTCACAGATCTGTATCAGCTCGGTGGAGGAACGGAAGAGAAATGAAACACTATGTTATAATGCGTAATGATAAAAATGAAATTGAGAGAATTTCACGATACAATAAAGAAGATGTATCAGCTGAATCAATAAAGGAAAAAATAGGACAATGGACATCTGAAAATAAACCTGAACTTATTACAGATTCTAAAATAATTGAAGTTTTAAACCATATTTTTAAATCTTATGATGATATTGATTTACAGGCAAAATGTGAAAACCTGGAAGATGCTATTGAAGATATTCGCAAAATACTTTACCGGTTTTAAGGAATAAAAATGAGCGTTAGTTGTGGTAAAGCAAATATCAATGTAGTATGCAGCAGATGTAAATATTATTCAGGAACAGGATCTGGAACTATAGTCTGTAATTTTTCTTTTAATTTCTGCGGTTATAAATTCTCTTTAATTAATTATATCAAGGATATATTAAAATGAGTTTAACAAAACAGACCGGAAATATGTACAGCTTCGTGACTCACACATGGAACCCGATTAAAGGGAAATGCCTGCATGATTGTTCTTACTGCTATATGAAGCGGTTCAGTCTGAAGGATGTGCGTCTGGATGAAAAAGAATTAAATACCGATCTTGGCTCAGGTAACTTTATTTTTGTCGGCAGCGGGACGGATATGTTTGCGAATAATGTATCTGAAGAGTGGATTGAGAAAGTTTTAGAATACTGCAAAAAATTTGATAATAAGTATTTGTTTCAAAGCAAAAATCCTATCAAATTCCTGCTTTATAAATTTCCAGAGAATTCAGTTTTTGGGACTACAATTGAATCAAACAGAGATTATCCGGAAATAATGAATAATTCTCCTCAAATTCTTGGTCGTAAAGTTAGAATGAGACAATTGAGAAAAACTAAGATGGTAACTATTGAACCGATCCTTGACTTTGATCTGGAAGAGTTTGTAAAAATGATTAAATCGATTCAACCTTCCTGGGTAAACATCGGAGCAGACAGCAAAGGCCACAAGCTGCCGGAGCCAGGCAAAGAAAAGATTCAGGCGCTTATAGATGAATTGTCAACTTTTACAATGGTTAAGATTAAAACAAATCTCAATAGATTGATGAAGTGAGGATATATTCATGAACTTTAATCCAATAAAAGCACGCAAAGAACGCAAAATTCAGGAAGCAATAAAGCAGATGAACCAGGATGAGAACTTTAAATTCCTGTTGAAGCAGTATAACGAAGCATCGAGAATAATAACCTGCACCGGTAAGGATAAAAAAGGAAACGCTGTTTTCGGATTCACAACAAAACAGCAAGTTCTTAAAACTTCCATACAGGATTATTATAAAAAGCGGTATAAAATTCTGTATAAGAATTATGGTGAGCTAAACTTTGAAAAAGAAATAGTCACATGTGAGTGGTTGCTTAATCAAAAATCTGACAAGGTGCATTGAGGTGTAAGTATGAATAATTTTGCTGAAACAATAATAAAAATATCCGAAGAAATCGATAAAGAAAAAAAACGCATAGTAATAAATCCCAAAATTTATAATTTATATAAAGATGAATTGGATCAAATATCAAAAGAGTGTTTTGCTATAATTATTCAAAGTGATTTAGTTCCTGAGGATAATATTTTTATTATAAATAGTGAGAAAGAGATTCAAGATAAATTCTTTAAACCTTCACTTATACTCGAATCACAAAAAGAATTGTTTTCATTTTTAACGGGTTTTTAACCCATGCGTGAAGCACTGACAAACTGGAGGTTTTATGGGATTTTTTGACGAAGGGCGTAAAGAAGAAGATGAAAAAAGAGATCGAAATAATTCCAAGATGGGAGATTACACGGGTGATGATTGCCCAAACTGTAGTCGCCAGCGTATAATGAAAAGCGATGACGGAAAACATCGATGTGAAAAATGCGGATGGTGTATTGAGGATAATGCAATCGATTTAGAATTTCAAAGTTTCTTATTTATGGCTTAACCCATGCGTGAAGCAATAACTCAATTCCAGGAGCAACAGAACCTTGCGAACATCGACGCGATAGTCCGTGATTTTTATCTGCAGTTCAAGCCAAAACCGAGACTTTACCCGGATGAGTTTGCTGAAAGACACCTGTACCTTACTGCAGGAACAGCGGAAAAGGGACTGATCAATCTGGACAGAACTCCGCACATACGCGGAATATTAAGAGCTGCTGTTGATCCTATTGTGCATGTAATAATAATAGTCACATGTTCACAAATTGCGAAAAGCACCGGTCTTAATATACTCGCCTGTTATTTTATCGATCAGGATCCGAGTGATATATTATTCATGCAGCCGACAATCCATGATGCTATGGATTATTCGAGACGACGTTTTTATCCTATGCTGCGGGACAGCCCTAAAATGGCGGAGTTGTTTGATTTTAAAAGCAGGGATTCAAGTAATACTATAACAGAAAAGTTCGCGAAAAACGGGGCGACGCTGACATTTGTAGGTTCAAATTCCGTTTCCGGTCTGTCCGGAAAACCGATTAAAGTACTTATTGGTGATGAAATAGACCGCTATATGGCCACAAAAGAGGGCTCAAATCTCCAATTGGGGATGAAAAGAACAGTCACGTTTGACGATTACAAACATATTTTCACAACAACACCAGGTGAAAAAGGGCTTTCCGCCTCTGAATCACTTCTTGAAATGTCAGATAAACGTCAGTTTAATATCCCATGTGCAGCATGCAAAGAAAAGATAGTCCTCGATTTTAAACATGTTGTATGGGACAAAACTCCTGAAGGCAAACATCTACCTGAAACTGCGATGTACTGCTGTCAGAAATGCGGCAGCCTTCTTAATGATATGCAGATCAAAGATGCTATGAAGTACGGAGAATGGATCGCGACTCAGCCATTTAACGGAATTGCAGGGTTCTGTGATTTTCCCGAACTATACTCTCCCTGGAGAAAAATGAGTCAGACAGTATCTGATTTTTTAGCGTGTAAAAACGATGACGATATGCTTAGAGTCTGGGTAAACACCGCACTTGGTCAGTACTGGGAACAGAAGTCAGAACGGGTTGACAGCAACGAACTATATGAACGCCGGGAGGTTTATAATCTTGTTGTACCTCGTGAAGCGTGTTATATAACCTGTGCAGCAGATATACAAAAGGATCGTATAGAAGCTCTTGCGGTAGCATGGGGTTTTGATGAAGAAGCCTGGATTATGGAACACTGGGTTAGATCGGGAGATACGAGTGAATTAACAAAAAATCTTAAGAAAAATGACGTTAATCAAATGACTTTTGATCAGGTGGGTGAGTTTATTGCAATGGAAAAAATTGAAGGTGTATGGAAACAGTTTGATGATTTCAGAAAAACTTCATATGATCATGAAAGCGGTGAACTTCTTCGCATTGGAATATCTGCTCTTGATACCGGTTATGAGACAGATCAGGTTTATAATTATGTTAAACCGCGTGAACGTGAAAATGTCTGTGCTATAAAAGGGGTTCCGGGTGTAGGTAAACCAGCGGTGGATAGACCGTCACGTAAAAATAAAGGGAAAGTAAACCTATACAGTGTTGGTACATTTACAGTTAAGGATTCGATGAAAGCGAGGCTTGGGAAAAATAGTCCTGGTCCGGGTTATATTCATATTCCTGACCGGGTTGATAAAGAATTTTGCGATCAGCTCGCATCAGAAAAAAAAGTTATTAAAGAAGTCCATGGGCAAAAAAAAGTTGAATGGGTTAAAACGAGGCCAAGAAATGAAGCCTGGGATTTACTTTGTTATAATTTCGCTGCACTTAGAATCAGATTCCAGACAAGGGATGATTTGAATAAATATGCAAATAACTTCATGGGTAGAGTTATCGAAAAACAGCAGAATATAAAATCCGCACCGGCATTCCAGAGAAGAGTTTTTAGCAGAGGTATAGATCAGAATGGCTAAATCTATCGAAAAAAATGAAATTTTATGCGACATAATCCAGAAAAGTATTGATATATTCCAGCTTTATGGATTAATGGCAGGTAAACTTATTATTGATTTAAATGTTATTAAAAAATCAGGTGAAATTTTTTTAACCTATACTCAAAAAGAGGAGAACGAAACAATAACCGTTTCAAAGCGGATCACGTAAGTTTAAGGTATATAATCCCTACGGAGATGCAGACGACCAACAAGAGAAGGCCTGTATATACTTCTGAAACGAGAAACTGAGAAACACAAAACATAACCCCTATTGGGGCGCAGATGACCAAAATGAGAAGGCCTGCATATGATACCGATCCTAACGGAGCGCGGTGTTGTATGCAGGCCTTTTTTATTTTCCGGAGGAATTAAATGGCAGGAATCACATTAGAACAGGCACAGGCTCAACTGGATGTGTGGCTGGAGGCCAGTCTGAAAATAGCATCAGGACAGGAGTACGAGCTCGCAGGGCGGAAAATGAAACGCGCGGATCTTGGTGAAGTAAACAGGCAGATTACCTTCTGGGAAAACAGGGTAAAGAGAATGTCGGGCATAACAAGGGTTATAATACCGGTACTATAAATGAATCAACTCGAAATAAAAACAAATATAATTGATAAAGCGATAGAATATTTCGCACCTATACAGGCCCGCGAGAGGTATAAAGCACGTGCCGCGCTTGCAATTTCAGAATCATACACAGGTGCATCACGCAGAAAACGTTCGTTAAATACATTCAATCCTAAGAAATCAGACGCGAACTCAACACTCGAATTTGAACTTGACACACTTCAGGACCGCAGCAGGGACATGATCCGTAATAATTCTGTAGCAGGGGGGCTGATTGAGACTAATGTAACATCAGTTGTCGGCTCAGGATTGAGCCTTGATTCACGGATTGACTATAACTTTCTGGGGATGGATCAGGAAAAAGCGGCAGAATGGGAGCGAAATACAGAGCGTGAATTCTCAATCTGGGCGGAATCGAACGAAAGTGATCTGGAAAGAACGCTTAATTTTTACGAAATGCAGGAACTTGCATTCAGGTCAACTCTTGAATCGGGTGATGTGTTTGTGATTACTCCCCGTGTTAAGCGAGGCAATAATCCGTACACTCTTAAACTGCAATTGATAGAGTCCGACAGATGCAGTAATCCGGATAATAAGCGAAATACAGAAAATCTTTCTTTCGGGATAGAGCGTGACGAAAACGGCGCTCCTTCAAAATATCATTTTTCGAAGTTCCATCCTGGCAGCAGTTTAACTGGGCAAAAAAGAGAATGGCAGGAAGTAAAAGCATTCGGAGATAAAACTCAACTCCCGAATGTACTTCATTTATTTTTTAAACTGAGACCGGGCCAGAGCCGTGGAATCCCGTATCTTGCGCCGGTAATTGATCCTTTGAGACAGATCTCAAAATATACAGACACCGAACTAACAGCGGCAGTTGTGGCCGGTGCGTACACAGTCTTTATTAAATCAGAAGCCGACATCGAGGACTTAATCAGCAAGATGAATCCCGATGACGCAAAAGAATATCTTAAAAACTCAACCAATATTGATTATACGCTGGGTAACGGTTCAATCGTAGGGCTTCTCCCGGGTGAAGACATCTCAACCGCTAATCCCGGACGGCCGAATTCAAACTTTGATCCCTTTGTATCGGCTATTTTAGCGCAGGTCGGAGCCCGTTTAGGTATACCTTATGAACTTGTAATCAAAAGATTTACCGCGTCATATTCAGCAGCACAGGCGGCATTTCTCGAAGCCTGGAGAGAATTCAGAAAACGCAGGACATGGCTTGCGTACAGATTCTGCCAGCCGGTTTATGAA